GGGTATCGCCAACCGCGATCTTGAGCAGCTCGTCGGCTGACATGTTCGAGAGCTTGGCCTCGAGCGAGGTGGACGCCACCTTCTCCTGCTCACCGTCGTAGAGGCCCTTCAGGTACGAGTTCAAGGTCTGCATGGATCACCTATTTCTTTGGGGTCTTGATCTTTTTGGCAGTCGTATGCGGGAGAATGCCATCAGAGTTCTTCTCCAGCGCACCAGGCGTGTGATCAGTTTCGATTCCGTAGCGGCGGTTCGGAATCAGATTGATCGCGTCCGCCGCCTTAACGAAAGGGCGGGCACCACAAAGCTGTCGAACGAGATCGACACCGGCGGTCTTCTTCTTTCCCACATGATAGGCGGCCGCACCGAGGGCGGTAGCCCCTGCGCCGACAAGGTACTTGTTACGGTGTTGGCCAAGATGCAGTCCCACGTGCTCGGCTGCAGTCGGATTTCTACCCGCTGATTCTCGAATGAGATCTTTGATAGCCTTTATGGCTATCCCACGTTCCTCACTTGGGAACTTCTTGGTAACAGCTCGCCCCAGTCTGTAAGCGCTATCGAAACTGGCAGTCTTGCTCTTGCTGGCAGCTACTGCTCCCTCTGCCAGGCCCATGGCATTCTGGTGCTCGGCGTCCTGGGACTCGATCATTTGCCTCTGCTGCTGGGCCTCAGCCTCTGCGTCCTCTTGATCTCTCATCCCAAGCTCGCCCTGGACGGCCTCAAGCAGCTCCATCAGTTCCTCGTCCTCCATGCCTTCGAGGTCTAGACCCCCCTGCATGCCCTCCTCTTCCATCTCTCCTGGGACGCCTTCTTGCCCGCCACCCAGCTCCATGCCTGGGGGCATCTCATTGCCCTCTGCCAGCATTGGGGGGACCTCCCCCTGCTTGGGCATGGCTTCCTGTCCAGGCTGAGGCTGTTCTTGTCCAGGCTGGGGCTGACCTTGCGCGTTTGGGTCCATAGGCTGCCCGGTCGCGGGGTCGATAGCGGGAGGAGCGGGTGGAGCAGTGGGATCGGACAATGCAAGCTGCTGGAGCTGCTGCCGGTAATCTTGAATGCCCTGGCGCAAGCGCATCAGCTCTTCGTTGGCAGCCATCGACTGCGTCTGGGTCTGCTGGAGTTGGCCACCCATTTCCTGCTGGGTCTGCTGGAGCTGCTGGGTCGCCTGGTCAGCGGTCGCCTGTGCCTGTTGTGCCTGTTGACCAGCCTGTGCGGCGCTGGCTTCTGCCATCTCAGCCCGTTGGCTAGTCTCCTGGAGCTTCTGCTCCATGAAGGCGGCTTCGTTCTCGGCCTGGACCTGAGACAGCTCCTGGTCCTGGTTCACGCGCGACATAGCGCGCGCATACTGCAGATCTTCGGGGCTGGTGCCCATGCCCTCGGCATCATGAACCACAGGCATCTGGACCTGGGGGCGAGTACGCTCACGTACGCCCTCATTCATGAGCGTGCCGGGATCAACCTTTCCGTAGTTGCTGCCATAGCCACCCATGTGCTCGCCTTCAGGCTGGCTCTGGGGGTTGCCGAGATCGGCCTTCTTCCTGATGCTGGCGCGCTTCACGCGGACGAAGTAGGAGGCAGCCTTCTCCCACGGGATGCTACGATCACCGTACACCGCCCGCTCGAGATTTCTGCTCATAGTGCTCTCCTACTTGTCGTACGTCAGGAAGAAGACGTTAGAGACCGCGTTGTGCTCGAGTTCCAGATAGTCAGTCTTGCTGATCTTGGTCGCTCCTACGGTCGCGGCGACCAGTCCCAGAACTGGGAGCGCCGTACCACTGGCCAGGACGTCGCCTTCCTTGGTCAAGCAGATGACAGCAGTTTGCTCTAGTTGGCCATAGCCGTAGCTACGAACGCCGGCAGTTGCTTGCGAGGTGGCGGCGTTGATGAACGCCACGATCGTATTCAACTTGGCGCTCCCCCACGCGACGGTGTCTGGAAATGTGATGGTGACCACCGGCGTGCTGAAGACCATTGTGAGGCCGCGGACGTTCAGACCCTTGTACGGGTCGACTGGGGATGATCCCACGAGCAGGCCCTGCAGGAAGTCCTGTACTTCCTGCCGGCTCTTGAACTCCTTAACGTAGATCATTTTGCTCTCCTAGCCAAAGATCCTGAAAGGATCTTTTACGATCGCTATTGGACCAGGGCCCCGTAAAAGGAGTTTATGAACGAGAGCTCGGACCCTACGCCATGTTCCCCAACGATACCATTGATGTTCAGGCTGACCTTGACCTTGATCTTGTCCTGCTCGTACTTGTTCTGCATGCGATCGAGCCACTGCATCAGCATCGGGCTCTTGTCGTTGATCGCGACATTGATTCCGCCGTCAGAGAAGTTCAACTGATTGCGGGTCTGCAAGAACCCAACCGACTGAATGAGGGCTACAGCCGTTCCATAGCGACAGAGACTGGTGAAGCCCATCTCAGTCAACTGATCGATCGTGTACTGCCCGAGCAAGGGTGGAGTACCGTTGAAGTCACTGAGGAAGTCGACTACAGCCCAAGCGATGAGCCGGTTGCTGCTCTCTTCACCGCGAATCAGCCGGTTCAGGTGGGGATAGTCCCTCATCCATAGCCGCATCATGTTGATGAAGGCATTGAACGTGTCTGACAGCCCGGGGATCGAGCTCGTACCCTGAAGTTCGCTCACTTGCGTTTGCTCTTGGGCGTGGAGTCTTCGGGCAGTGGCCCCTCGATCTTGGGTTCGATCACCAAGCTCTCAGTCGGGGCCTTGACCTCGGTAACCAGGTCCAAAATCTTCTTGGTGAGCTTTGGCCGCTCCGCCGGAGCTGAGGGTGCGGGTGGCTCAACGAAAGGGAAGTTCAATTTCCCACAAGCTCGCAGGGTTTGCACGCGCGGCTGGTAGAGAAGGGAGTCATCAATCTCTTCGACCTTCTCGGGGGCGATCGTAGTGTGACCGATTTCGATCGGCTCTTTGCTGGTGTTCTTGACCTGCATGACTATCTCCTCTTTCCCTTCTTGCTATGCTCGACCACTCGCGCCTTCTCGGTCTCCGACTTCGGCTCTTCGGGCTCGGCTTGGAAGGCGGTAGAGAAGTCCAGTTCTTGAGCTCCAGGAGCTTGGGTCACGCCCACAGACTTAATGTCCTCGGCTGGGATCTCCATGTCATCGGTGACGACCCCGGGCATGGTGACCATCTCTTCGAGCTGTTTCTCGATCTCATCCTTCACGGGGACTTCGGATGGAGTGGACTTGGTAGGTTGTAGGGGTAGGTCATGTATTTCCTGTCCTCGGCGGATCTTCAGGACCCCGTGTTGGTCACAGAAGACAGTCTCTCCATCTGGAGTCGTTACTTGGAACGCCCCCATACGGACGCGGTCGAGGATAGTAGTCATATGTTTGTCGAACTCCTCGGGGGAGAGTCGCATGCAGTCGTTGTGGAGCATACGCCTACCAGCCAGGAACTGCTTTTGACGGACTCTACCGGGCTGGTAGAAGCGCCGCACTTTGGTCTGTGGGTGCATTGCGACGTTGGTGATAGTGAATACCGGCTCTGACATGGTTACCTCCAATGATGGCTATATCTTACAGGCTTGGCCGTGGTCTTGAGAAGCGATTTTCCATAAGAGAACGGGAGCCTGGATGATCCAGGCTTCCCAGAGGTTAATTGTAGGGGGATGATGCCTAGTACTGCTCGACAGCCGGGTAGTGGAGACCCTGGTCAACACGGTTGTTGACTGCGCCGAGGTCCTCTTCCTCCATCGGGGTGACGGCGGAGAGGATGCTGTTGGCGTTGTGGAGGGTGGCGTCGCCGGAGTACAGCTCCATCTTCCGCACCGCTGCGATGTTGATGATCCCCAGGGCGATGTCCTCCCAGGACTGCCAGGTGATCAGGTTCGCGATCTTGTCGATGTAGAACTTGGTGTTGTTCAGGACGTAGAACTTCCCGAAGAACTCCGGCTTGGTGAAGGTGTAGAGGTTGCCCGGCCGCAGAAGGTCGGTCTTGATCGTGCGGGTGTACGCACGCCCGAGGAGCGTGTTATACTTGTACCCGTCGGTCGTGGTCTCCGACTGCAGGCGGTTACCAAAGTCCTCCACCGTCCACTGCAGGATGTCGTCCCAGTCGACCTCGGTGAGGAGGGTCATTTCGGCGCGGAGCCGGTGGCCATCCAGCATCTTGTAGAGGTTGACGACGTCCGGCCTCTGGAGCGGCAGGCTGACGCTGCCGTTGGTGGCGGCCGCACGGGCGAGCTCGCCCTTACGGACCGAGAACTCCACCGGCGGGGTGACGCCCTGGAGGGTACTGGCGTTGAGGATGGGAGCGGCGGCCACGCCGTTCGCCTCGGCCTGCAGCGCCTGGACGGCGGCCTCGATGTGGATGAGGAACTCGCGGTCCTCGATCTCCTGGATGTCCTTCACCGAGTTGTCCTCGATGACCTTGGTGATGGGCATCTCGTACGCCAGGAGCTCCTGCTCGACCTTCTCGAACTTCTCGCTCGAGATGGTGAAGAAGGGGATCTCAGCGCGGGGTGCGCGAACGAAGTTGGCACTCGGCTGACCGCGGAAAGACACAGCCATGGCACGCGACTTCGGCTCAACGTCCACGATCTTCACGAGGGTGTCGTGCTTGGTGGAGCGCTGGCAGTCGGCGCGGGTCACGGGCTCGGGGGGGAGGATCTTCCGCGCGAAGGAAACCTCACGCAGACGGTCCCGGATGTAGTTGCCGCCGTACTCGGCGATCTTCTCTTTGCCTTCCGTCGTCTCCAGCCGCTGGCTGAAGAGTTCGGTAAGGACTTGGGCGGAAGTACTCATGTGCGTCGTCCTTTCCCGACCCTTAGGTCAGCGTGTTGAAGAAGCGGAGCTTCTGTCCGTTGATGGATGGCATTCTGGTGACGTAGCCGATCGTAAGGCTAGGACCAGCCTGCAGCTTCAGGCCCGACTTGGTCAGGAGGTCATAGGTGACGTCCGCGACCATCAGCGGGCTGCCATGAGCAAGCCCGCCGGCCGAGTCGAAGATCAGGGTGTCGGCCTCGTACTTACCGATGTACAGGACCGGTACCTTGCCAATGGCCTGGACGTCGCTTCGGCCACGCTCACCGAAGACCACCCAGGACAGGGTGAGTCCACCCGACCTGATGGCCTGCTTCGTGGTGTTGTACTGCAGCCACTCGCCATCCAGGAGCGGGTTAGACCCGTTCGGGTTTGCCAGATCCCTGACCGCGAGCGGCAGGTCACGCCGGTAAACCAGTTCGACTGGAGTAACCAGTCTGAAGTTCTCGACAACCATCTCGTTCTCCTTCGTTCGTCAGCGGTTTCCGCTGATCAGCTGTTGTCAACCGAGGTGCCCAAGCAAGTAGGACTCAAGCTGGGTCGAGCCGTTACCGGGCTCGAGTTCGTCACCGAGATTCCCAAGCTGGCCATTGGGGGAGGACATCTTGACAGCCTCCTCCATGACATCCAGCTTCTTGCCCGCTTTCAGCGCGGTCTCGATCGAGGCAACCTTCTCCTCCATCGTCTCGCCCAGGGCGGTGATGTTCTTCTCGGTAGCGACCTTTGCCAGTTCGTTGATGCGCGTCCTCCGCTCGTAGTCGTGGATCTTCGCGGTTGCTCCGGCCAGCTTCTTCATCAGGCCATCGCGCTCCGCTGCCAGACTACGCAGCATGGTAGGCACCGCGGAAAGGACGGCAGCCACCTTCTGGGAACTGATCTTTTCCATGGTGTCTCCTTACCTGCCCATGCCGGGAGTAGCCATCGAGGACGCGCCCCCACCACTCATGCCAGCACCAGCGGTCGTGCCGAACTGGCCCGCTTTCTCCTTCTCACCGTCGTCCTCATCTTCCTTCTTCTTGGCTTCCAACGCCGCCTTCAGCTTCTCAGCCTTCTCCTTCTCTTCCAGTGTGGCGTCCTCACGCTCACCGGCCTCCGCGATCTTGCGGAGGTACGCCCTGGCCGCCGCTGCCTTGACATGCGAGATCTTCACTCCCGCCTGTCCAGTGGCATCCAGGTTGTTTTGAAGGACCGGATCCGTTGACTTCTTCTGGGCTGGCTCGTCGAGAACCTGACCCATCTGTCGCTTGGGCTCGGCCTTCGCATCACCCTTGTCGTAGTTGATCGCTCGCTCGAGCGTGTCGATCAGATCGCGCTGGCTCTCGGCCGCCCCCGGGAGCTTGGGGACGTTCTCCTCACTGGCGCTGGCGTTCGGATTCACCAGCGGCTCGCTGCCAGCACGGATGTTGGCGTTGCCGTCATGCTCGTCCTCAGCCTGCTTGCAGAGAGCGCGCACGAGTCGAATAGAGGCCTTCTTCTCTTCAGCCTCATCTTCCTTGCGACTCTTAGTGGCCATTCCCCCAAAGGGGTTATAGGCGTTTCTCTGGTCCTCATGCTTACGGGCAACATAGTCCTGGTGCCGACCCAGCAATTGCTCGATCGTACCAGTCATGTGTTGCCCGCCTAGGAAGTGGGATTTTGCCGGGTTCTCGTTGGCGTACTCTTTGTTCGCCTTGGACTTCTCATGGTGCGCTCTGGCCATGGCATTGGCCTCAGCAGCATCGAGCTTGTGACCCGCTTCGCTCAGAGAGAAGGCCACTTTTTCCTTCTTCTTCTCTTCCTTCTCTTC